TTAAAATGCGCAAAAGATCCAGTTCATTTTATGCGCAAATATTGTTATATTCAACATCCTCAAAGAGGTAGAATTCAATTTAACTTATATCCTTTTCAAGAAAAAGTTTTAACATTAATGAGAGATAATCCATATTCGATTATCTTAAAATCAAGACAATTAGGTATTTCTACTTTAACAGCAGGCTATTCTTTATGGTTAATGACATTCCATAAGGATAAAAATATTTTATGTATTGCTACAAAGCAGGAAACAGCTAAAAACATGGTTACAAAGGTAAAATTTATGTACGAAAATTTACCTTCATGGCTTAAAATTGATGCAGCTGAAAATAACAAATTAAATTTACGGCTTTCAAATGGTTCCCAAATTAAAGCAACTTCTGCAAGTTCAGATGCAGGTAGATCAGAAGCAGTATCTTTGCTACTAATTGATGAGGCAGCTTTTATTGATAATATTGGTGAAATATGGGCTTCAGCTCAACAAACATTAGCAACTGGTGGTGGTTGTATTGCTTTAAGTACTCCTTATGGTACTGGAAATTGGTTTCACCAAACATGGACTAGAGCGGAGGCTGCAGAAAATGAATTTTTACCTATTAAATTACCTTGGTATGTACATCCTGAAAGAGATGAAACATGGAGAAAAAGACAAGATGAATTACTAGGTGATCCTAGAATGGCAGCACAAGAATGTGATTGTGATTTTAGTACTTCTGGTGATATAGTATTTTATCCTGAATATATAGAATATTATGAAAAAACATTTATAAAAGATCCAATGGAAAGAAGAGGTGCAGATCAAAACTTATGGGTTTGGGAATCACCTGATTATACAAGAAGTTATGTTGTAGTAGCTGATGTGTCTAGAGGAGATGGAAAAGATTATTCTGCATTTCATGTTATAGATGTAGAAAGCAATGTACAGGTCGCTGAATATAAAGGACAATTAGGTACAAAAGAATATGGTCATTTACTAGTTGGTATAGCTGCAGAATATAATGAAGCTTTATTAGTAATTGAAAATGCAAATATTGGTTGGGCAACTATACAAGTAGCAATAGATAGAGCATATCCTAACCTTTATTATTCACAAAAGAGTGACTCCCCAAATGTTAATTCGTATTTTGATAAATACCAAGATCATTCTAAAATGGTTCCTGGATTTACTATGTCATCAAGAACAAGACCTATGGTGGTAGGTAAATTTCAAGAATATTTAAGTGATAAGGGAGTAACATTTCAATCTAAAAGATTGTTAGAAGAAATGAAAACATTTATTTGGCGTAATGGAAGACCAGAAGCACAAAGTGGATATAATGATGATTTAGTTATGTCTTTTGGTATTGCAATGTATATTAGAGATACTGCGCTTAAATTTAGACAAAGAGGAATAGATATTACAAAACAAGCATTAAATAATATGTCAGTTAATAGAACCCCTTATATGGGAAGTTATGGTAGCCAAGTTAATCAATATAACAATCCTTGGAATATCAAAACAGATCATGGCAAGGAAGATATTAGTTGGCTCTTGAAGTAATATTTATAATTATAATTATATATAAATAATGGCTGATACTAGTATTTTTTCACGATTAAGGAGATTATTTTCAACAGATGTAGTTATTCGTAACGTAGGAGGTAATCAAGTTAAAACTATAGATTCGGGTCATATTCAATCAAGTGGTGAATATGAAACCAATGCATTAATAGATAGATTTAATAGAGTTTATTCTACAATGCCTACCTCATTATATGGGGCACAATTTAATCTCAATTACCAATATTTAAGAACCCAATTATATTCAGAATATGATGTAATGGATCAAGATGCAATTATTGCTTCTGCACTTGATATTATTGCTGATGAATCTACCCTTAAAAATGATATGGGTGAAGTACTTCAAATTAGAAGTTCAAACGAAGATATCCAAAAAATTCTATATAACTTATTCTACGATGTTTTAAATGTAGAATTTAACTTATGGATGTGGGTTAGACAAATGTGTAAATATGGTGATTTTTTCTTAAAACTAGAAATCGCTGAAAAATTTGGTGTTTATAATGTAATACCTTATACTGCTTATCATATTGAAAGAATTGAAGGATCCAATCCAGATAATCCTGCTGAAGTAAAATATAAGTGGAATCCTGATGGGTTTGCTGGTAGTTCTTATGGTTACTACAATGTACCAGGACAACAATTAGATGCTGGTCCAGATGATAAAGGATCTGTTATTTATGACAACTATGAAATGGCTCACTTTAGAATGGTAGGTGATGTTAATTACTTACCTTATGGTAGAGCTTATATTGAACCAGCTAGAAAATTATTTAAACAATACACATTAATGGAGGATGCTATGTTAATTCATAGAATTGCTCGTGCACCAGAAAAAAGAGTATTTTATGTAAATGTAGGTGCTATTCCTCCTAATGAAGTAGAGCAATTTATGCAAAAAACTATTTCAAATATGAAACGTACTCCATTCATGGATGAAAAAACAGGTGAGTACAATTTGAAATATAATATGCAAAACATGCTTGAAGATTTCTATATACCAGTTAGAGGTAATGATAGCGCTACTAAAATAGATACTACACCAGGTTTAGCGTATGATGGTATTGCTGATGTAGAGTATTTAAGAGAAAAATTATTTGCTGCCCTAAAAATTCCTAAAGCATTTATGGGGTATGATGAAAATACAGAAGGTAAAGCTACATTAGCAGCCGAAGATATTAGATTTGCTCGTACAATTGATAGAATTCAAAGAATATTACTATCAGAATTAAATAAAATTGCTTTGGTACATTTATATACTCAAGGGTATACAAATGAGACATTGACTAATTTTGAATTATCAATGACTACCCCATCAATTATATATGATCAAGAAAGAGTTGAATTACTAAAATCAAAATCTGAATTAGCAGGTACTTTATTAGAACAAGGTTTGGTACCATCAGATTGGATTTATCATAATGTCTATCACTTTAGTGAAGATCAATATGATGAATATAGAGATTTAGTAAGAGAAGATGCTAAACGTAAATTTAGATTAGCTCAAATTGAAGCAGAAGGAAATGATCCAGTAGAATCAGGTAAATCCTATGGTACACCTCATGATTTAGCTTCATTATATGGTAAAGGAAGAATGTATTCTGATCCTGGGAATGTTCCTAATCCTGAAAAATATGCTGCCGACGATCCTAAATTAGGTAGACCACAAAAATCTATAACTAATAGAGGAAAACAGGAAAACAATTTTGGTAAAGATCCATTAGGAGTAAAAAGAATGAAAGACACAGATAGAAACGAAGGTGATGGAAAACCCGGTCTATCAGAGTTTGAAAATCCTAAAATAACTTTCTTAAAGAATAAAGATATGTTTAAGAAAATGAATAAAAAACAATTAGTTTTTGAACAAGACAAGGACGATACTACACTCTTAGATGAATCTCAACTAAAAGGCTAATATTTATAAATAAATATATTTTTTGATGAAAATAAAGCACTCTAAATACAAGAATACTGGTATTCTCTTTGAACTGCTTGTGCGACAAATAACAGCAGATACCCTTAAAGGTGGGGATTCTCCTGCTATTGATTTACTAAAGAAGTATTTTGTAAAAACTTCATTAGGTCGTGAATACAAGTTATATGAGTCAGTTTTAAAATCTAAAGTTCTAAGTGAAAGTAAAGCCAATATTACAATTTCAACTATCCTAGAAAGTTCTAAATCTTTTAATAGAACTTCCCTTAAAAAACAAAAATACAATTTAATTAATGAAATTAAAAATCATTATGATTTAGATGTTTTCTTTGGGGCACAAATTAAAAATTATAAAGAACTAGCAGCTTTATATACTTTAATTGAAAGTCAAAATCTAGGAGATAAAGTTAATACAGATCAGTTAATTAATAATAAAATTACTTTATTAGAACATTTAACTAAAAAAGAAATTACTCAAAGTCAAAAAGACATAGTATTAGATGAGTTTAAAACTTATGATAAAGATACTAGAATTTTAACATATAAAATTTTACTTGAAAAATTTAATGACAAGTATGATTCTTTGAGTAAAGAGCAAAAAGAAGTACTTAAAGAATATATTAATTCTGTAGATTCAAACCCTGGTTTAAGAGATTTTTATAATTCTAAAGTTAAAGAATTAAAAAATACTTTAACTGAAGAATCTAAAAACATTAAAGATAAAGCTACTCAAATAAAAATAGTAGAAATATCTAAGTTACTAACTGAAATAGATAAGTCAACTAAAATCGATAGTGATAATTTAGTTGATCTTTTACAATATTACGAATTAGTAAACGAAATTAAATCAGTAAATGGCATTCAAGTATAAACTTAAAGAAGAACCCTTTAATGTAGGGGATGTAAAAACAAAAGGTGGAGTTAAAACAACTGTAAGAGATGTTGACCCTGAAACTGGGGCAGTAGCTTGGCAGGTTGAATATGTTCCTGCTTTTGATTCTACATTTAAGGAATTTCAAGAATTAAGACAATTTCTCAAAAAATTAGCCCAAAAAACTGATGATAATGTAATTGATACTTTATCTGATGATGTAAATAAGTTATTTAATCAATTTAGAACTCATCTTAGAAAAAACTATCCTGACGAATACAAAAAAGTAGCTCCAACTAATGAAGGAATTAATGACCATTTTGATTTAGTACATGTTTATGATAAAGATGGAAAAATGTATGGTACTGGGTCTGTTGAAAAAGTAGAAGGAGATAAAACATTTGTTAGATTTGATGGTAGTACAGTTAAAAGATTTCCTAGTGATAGAGTAAAACCAGTAAAAGAATCAGAAGTAGAAGAAATGTCTACTAGTGGGGGAGCAGGAGCTTATTTAACCCCATACGCTTTTAAATTACCTAAAAAGAAAAAGAAAAAGGTTGAAGAAAACCAAAACCCAGGAGCAACATTAGGACCTGGTCCTAAAGCTGGACCTACGGGGGTAAAAGATAATTATTACGTTAAAGCATTTAAATATAAACTTGTACCTGACAAGATAAAAGGGTCAGGTATTGAAGTAAAAAAACTTTTTTAATATGTATAAATATAAACTAATTAAAGAAGAAAAAAGCGATATAGATAAGTTCCAAGAAGAACGAATAAATGCTTTTGATGAAATAGAAAATAAAATAAAAGCTTTAATTAAACCTCTTAGACAAGCAAAAATTGAAACTATAAAATATTATAGACAAAATCCTAAGAGTTATGCTGTAGTAAAAGGAACAGATTTAATTAAAGACTATATAAAAGATATTGAAACATTATTAACTAACGAAGAATGAAAACTTTACAAGAACAATATAATCTAATTAAAGAGGGAAAAGGACATAAAGATGTGTTCTTAAAGGAAGCAAAACAAAAATTCCCTAATTTAATTAATAATTCTGCTACTTTTGACCAAGCTGAAAAAATATTAAAAAATAAAAGTGTACTTAATGAAAATTATGTAGACATCAAACCATTAAATACTATCACATCTGAAGATTTAAATGGTCCTAAAGAAACTTGGGAAACAAAATTTGCAAGTTTTTTAGCTGAAGCAGGTAAAAAAGAATTAAATCCTATAGTTGATAATAAAGTAGAAGAAGAAATCAATGATAAAGAAGGAGATGAAAAAATTAAAGCTGAAGAAAAAGAAACAGCTAAAGAAGTAGTAAACACTCAAGATAGAAACTACGATTATTCTCCTAAAGTAGATAACATTAATAATGTTAATGCTCAAGAAATGCTAAATGGGGTATATTTTGAAATTAAAAACAACCCAGAATTATCATTAGAAGAGGCACAAGCTAAAGTAATTAAAAATTTAGCTAAAGATTCTTTACATTATGTAAAAGAAGGACAATTTGGGGTTGAAGGATTAGGATACCAAGAACAAAAAGTAGAAGAAAATTCTGGAAAAACATATGGTGGTAGTGGCTATAGTGATAAATTAAAAGAAGGTTCGTCTGAAATGGTACCTGTTAAAGAATCAAAATTAATTTCTTTAATTAAAGAATCATTAGGTGGAGTAGTTACTTCAGGAAACCCAAATTCACTAGCTGCTATGTCAGGACAAGTCATTAAACAAATGATGAATGAAGATGAGTGGCAACAACAAGTTGGTTCTCAATACCATAAAGATTTATATGCTGAAGAAAATAAAGAAGAAGAATTACCAATGGATGAAGCTAAAAAAGATCATGATGGAGATGGTGATGTTGATTCTGATGATTATTTAGCAGCTAGAGATAAAGCAATTAAAGCAGCTAAAGCTAAGAAAAAAGTTAAAAAAGAATCAATTGATTCTAAATTAGCAGAAATTGGAAAAGAAGCTGAAGCAGTAAAATTAGAAGCTCAATTAGATTATTTATACGAATTTATTCAAGAAAAAGTTGATAGAGTTAATTCAATTAATGAAGATGAAAATCTTAAAGAATTAATTGATAAAACTAAAATGAAACAAATGCAAAAAGAAATCAAGCTTTTAGAAAAGAAAAAAGCTAAGATGGAAAAATTGTATGAAAAGTCTTGTGGTAAAAAATATTCTAGAAAAGAAATGGTTGACGAAACCGAAGTAGCTGAAAATGAGTAAAAAACTATTAATAGAAACTCAAACTTTAAAATTTTCTCCTAAGACAATAAACGAAAACGTAAGTAAGGAGAATGGGAACCTTGTCGTTGAAGGTATTTTAGCGACTTGTGAGGTTAAAAATGGTAATGGTCGTTACTATGCTAGAGAGTTATGGGAACGAGAAATGGATAAATACCAAGATTTAATCAATGAAAGAAGATCATTGGGCGAATTAGACCACCCTGAATCTCAAGTTATTAACTTACAAAATGTCTCGCATTTAATTACAGATTGGAATTGGGACGGTGATAATATTATGGGTAAAATAGAAATTTTACCTACTCCTTCAGGTAACATTTTAAATGAATTAATCAAAAATGGAGTTACGGTAGGTGTCAGTAGTAGAGGAATGGGCTCTTTAGAACAAAGAGGCAATGTAATGGAAGTTCAAGATGATTTTGAATTATTATGTTGGGATTTCGTTTCTACACCATCTAACCCAGGTTCATTCATGGGGGTATTACAGGAAGGAAAAAA